CTAGTGCGCTTTGAGCCGCGCCTCTTCAGCAGCGGATAGAAACAGCTTGCGCGCTTCCTCACAGGTGCGCCGCCCGTCGATCGCAGCGCGGCACGCACTTCGCGCGGCCACGTAGTAGGGGCCTCGATATGGCCAATGGTCCGCGAGGCACGCGAGCGCGTCGGAAGGTCCTTTGACCATGCGCACATCACCTCCGTTCAAACCAAGCTCGATAGGGTCTCTCCATAAAACCTGCATGCTTCTCCTCCTGGATTCGCAACGACACGAATTAAGGTTCGCCTCGTCAATCTGTGCACGGTCCGGTGAGGCAGCGATTCGGCGCTGCCGATATCATCTACAAAAACGCTGTCGACCCGGCCCGGTTCCCTCCCGAATATGGATCGGAGGACCAGTCCGAGCGCTTCAATGTAGCCGAGGGATCCCCATTTGTCCGCAACTTTGCTGAAACACGGTTTCCTTCTGCCCGCCGCCGTCACCCGAGCCGTTATCTCTCCCGCACTTCCCTTTTGCTCCTCCGTCGAGGGGCTTTATCGATAGTTGTTTTTCCATTTGCTACTCGTATAGGGATATATCCCCTTAAATCGCGGGGTTTCAAGCACTTGGCTCTCATCCTATACATTTTCAGGTGTTGGAGGCTGGAATGGTGAGGGTTGCAGAGATCCGTTTGACTTGGCTGCCGTTGCAGAACGGAACTTTCTGCGCGATGCTTGGCAGGCATGAAGTCGCTTTTGTCATGAAACGCCATGCTCTGAGTGATTGGGCCTGGCGCATTTCCCACTGCAACGGGACCGGTGAAACAGGCTTCCGCTATGCACCGACATTCGAAGGCGCGAAGGCGGAGGTTCTTGCCGGCATACAGGAGTGGTTCCGTCAGGCAGGTTTTGATTAAGCTTCAGCGGCATACCCGAAGATTGGAAAGCCGCCGCGCTGCGGGCGCAACGCGGCGGCTGGAGGGTGTGCTTCTAAGGGTCAGGCATATTTAAGTCGTCGTGCGTCAGTTGCTCGGCGTGGTCGTTGGGCTTTCGCTACCGCCTGAGCCGGTATCCTGACCGCCGCCTGAGCCGGTATCCTGACCGCCGCCGGAGCCGCCATCCTGACCGCCGCCGGAGCCGCTGTCCTGACCGCCGCCGGAACCGCTATCCTGACCGCCGCCGGAGCCGCTGTCCTGACCGCCGCCGGAACCGCTNCCGCTGTCCTGACCGCCGCCGGAACCGCTATCCTGACCGCCGCCGGAACCGCTGTCCTGGCCGCCGCCGGAGCCGCTGTCCTGACCGCCGCCGGACCCACTATCCTGACCGCCACCTGAGCCGCTCTCCTGGCCGCCGCCTGGCACGCTGCCGGCGTCGGCAACGACAAGAACATCGCCATGTTGACCGGAAAGCGCCGTACTCTGGCGCAGGCCGTCATCGAAGGCCGCTAGCGAGGCAAACGGCGTGGCAACGACATAGGCGAGACCAAGCAATGGACCGATGAGATTTTTTCCTGTTCTGCGCATTGTCCTGCTTCCTTCCCTGAAGTTTTGGACATGTTTCGAACCTCAGCCTCCAACGGGGCGAAGGATGGCACAGAAAGCACAGGCTTACGCAAGAATATTATAAACGTCTGATCTGCAACAGAATATCGGATTATAGGTACCCGCCGCCGCCCAAATTTGGCCACAAGATACAATCGGCAGTACTCTGTGACGGATTGCAATACATCCAACCGACCCGATAATGCTTTTTCTTCTATCGGTTATATTAAGAATTTCTCTTTCACTCGGCGATTGTGCCGGCTTTGCTGCAAACCGTTCGTGGTTTGCTGCATGTAGCGGTGGCAGGGCAAAACGGCTGGAAGAGGTGAAGCGAAAGCTGAAGAGAGCCATGGTTGTCCTCGTCGGGTCAACACCGCGTGAGGTTCCGATCTTGCCGCGACGTGAATCGCCCCTATCCTTTATTGTTCATCATGGAGGAACCGCATGGCAGACAATCCTGAGAAGAAAGGCCGCGATCGAGACCTGGTCTCCGAACAGGAGCACGAGGTCGCCTATCTAATGAGGACGGCCAAGGTGACGCGGCAAAAGGCGCTTCGAGCGATCCGGGAGGCCGGGCCAAGCCGAGAAAAGGTGATAGAGTATCTCGGCAAGCAATGACCCGGAATCAGCAGGAAGGCCGACGTTTCTCGCGCACCCCGCGCGCTCGGCAAGGCAGATCGAAGTCGCCGCGCCGGATTCCAGCGCCGCGCGACTTCGAGATCTCCTGAAAAGCGGCATAGGCGCCCTTGCTGTATTTCTCCCATGTGTTCGCCGCTGATCTCCAGACTCGCCATCGATGATGGTTGCGCGTGGGTGAGCGGCTCGGCAGCAAACGCCGAATGAGCAGCAAGTAGACGAGCCAGAACAACGCCTACTGGCCGAGCGAGTTCATCCAATTCCTAAAGTTCGAATCTGGTGGAACAGACGCCCACCTTAAGAGTTTTGCTGCAACACGTCCGTGTGAAGGAGGAAGGTTTGTGCCATGTTGCCCTCAACTTCATCTGTTCATGTCGTAGCTCCGGATGAGCACATTCTAACGGTCCAAGAGGCACTGGAGCCTTTGTACATGAAACTTGAGCAGGAGGCGGAGGCCAAGCTGCTCGAGGCAGCGGTGTCAGCCGGCTGGTCAGCCGAGGAAGCACTTGAAGCCATCGATGAGCTAAAACGGCATGAGCTCGAGTCAATAGCCACCCAGCACTAGAGGGTCCCTGAGCCTCGAAACCCTGATCCCCGGGGTCAATGCCGGGTTTGCGCCTCATGGCGCGATTTCCATTCATGCTGATGTTCAAAGCCGAACACATCCGGCTCCGCCTGAGCGACCGCGAAACCAAAGCTGCCCCGTTTCGTGCTGCCGGGCTGCTCGAAATCGTGGTGATAGGGGCCAGCCTCCCAATTGGGCTTTGCGCTCTGTTCGCCGCTAACCAAAGACCTCCGATGGGTCCCCAATTCTGGGGAGTTCGACTATCGATTGATTGTTCTTCTTTTGTTCTTGCATTATCTCGTCGTCATGGTCGAGACAATTGGCGAAGCTTTCAGCCTGGGATGGCAGCTTAAAGCAAGGTGTGCGTTCGGAAATCGTGAGGGCATGAAGTCCGTTCGGCAGTGTACGTGGAGCTATGATCTGGACATGCTGACGCTGGTCGCGACCCGCGGACGGGACTTTCCGCTGGCGATGCTCGCCAGTCGCCTCCGCTGTCCGCGATGTGGGTCCAGGCGCATTGCCGTCGTGTTCATGCCACCGATTGAGGGAGATCGGCGGCGAGGGGCTGCATGATCTTGGTGTGGACTGTCACGCCCTCTCGCATTATGCGGATCTGCGCAGTATATGTTTCTGCCCGTCCCGGCGCTTTCGTTCGATGGTGCCCATGAATTTGCCACGAGCCCCCGACCGTTTGCGTCAATATAGCGGTAGCACAGCGGAAATAGGCTGAAACGGGATCAAACGAGAGCTGACGAGATATGAAGGAAACGGCGCAAACGGCTGGAAACGTGGGGGAAGGCAAGTACTTCAAGGCGCCTGTCTTCGCCGTGGCGCCTATGATCGATTGGACTGAAACGGCGATTAAATGAAGCAAAAACAAAGGCGCTTGTAGATTTGTAGCAAAATTATAGCACGCCGATATTGCTCTGGCAGCGTCAACTAGGCATAAACGTTCGCTTTCTGCTCGCTAAGTCGCAGCTCGGATGCCCCGCCGTGACCGGTTTGGTGGGACCGATCGTCTGCTGCGGTTAGCCCGAACGGCCGCTTTGCGGACCTTTCGGACGCTTTGGGATAGTAGGTCGAACGTCGTGACTGGGGCCGAGAGCCGACTGGCAGCTCCGAGAAAATCAACGTTGATAGCGTACGTTCTCAAACCTGTTGACCAAGGCTGGGCGGGCGTACTTCCGCCTCGATTCAAACCACCACGACCAATATAGCCAACAGATCCATCCGTACGACGCAACTCTACGACCGCCGGTCTTCTGGGTAACGCTCGGTGAGGTTGAACGCCTATCGGATTAGAAATATAAGGCTGCCATGGGGACAAATTATCACTACAGACGTCAGATACTCGCTCTTGACGACGATCAGCTGGAAGAGTTCGTCCGGCAGTGGGTTCTGAAGAAGCCCGAGTATGTAGAGGTCGAGCGTTTCACCGGCACAGGCGACTTGGGTCGCGATGTCGTCGGTTTTTTGACGGCCGAGCGCCATGAGGCGGGGTGGGATAACTACCAATGCAAGCAGTACGGTCGGACACTCCCGACCGATACCGGAATCTCTGAACTTGGGAAGGTTCTGTACTATAGTTGGAAAGGTGAGTTTACCGCACCCGAGAAGTTCTTTTTCGTTGCCCCCAGGGGTGTCAACCGAAATCTACGAAGACTTATTTTCAAGCCTTCGGAGTTCAAGGCGACCTTAATTGGCGAGTGGAACAAATATTGCGCAGACGCAATCATCGACAACGTGCACATTCCTCTAGACGAGGGATTGAAGGCGTTTATCGAAGCTTGGGACTTTTCGCGGATATCGCCCATATCCGTTGATGTGATGCTCGGTGATGCCGCAGCGGGTCCGGTTTTGTACCACTGGTTCGGCGCAGACCCTGGCCCGGCTCCCGCCGGCGTAACGCCAGCCGACGTTCAGGAGGTCGAGCTTCCTTATATTCAGGGGCTTCTTGACGCCTATAGCGAGCGTGAAGGCCACGTGTTTGCCGACCATGCGGCCGCAGGAGCACATGCAACTCATGGCCCGCACTTGCGCATGCAACGAGAGCGGTATTTCGACGCCGATGCCTTTACTCGCTTTTATAGGGACAGCACGACGACGAAGGACACAGACGACCTTCGCAAGGATATCATGCATGGCATCTACGATACACATGTGGCGAAGCATGAGGATATGCTTGCCCGCGTTAACGCGGTCATGATCCAGGCCGGCAATAGCCAACCGGCAGGACCCTTGGCCAAATATGCACGCACGCCTGTGAAACAGGGTATTTGCCACCATTTTATCAACGAAGGGCAACTTACATGGAAGCCCTAGACGCCGCGCGTGCGCCTCTCTTCAACAGTGGTCTGGAAACTGGAGTGCGCGCGCTCGTCATCTTGAATGCTGCTTTCCCCCGCATGTTCGACTTGACGCAGCTGACATGGTTTGACCACTTGGTTGTACACACCGCCGATGTGGGAGGGCCTCAAAGCTTGCACCCCGATCTGCCGCAACGGACGGGGGAATTGCTGGTGCGCAGGCGGGTGGTGGAAGAAGGCGTTCAGCTGATGCGACGTTTGCACATGATCAACGCTATCGTAGACGAAAAAGGCATCGCCTATCAGGCGTCGGATGAAGCCTCTGCGTTGGTCGATACGATGCACACACCCTACGCGCTTGAGCTGAAATTCCGGGCGGAGTGGCTGGCTCAGAAGCTGGAAGAATTTACGGTTGAGCAACTAGCGGAGCTCATTGCGGACAAGATCGGTCGCTGGGCGGTCGAGTTCCAAGGTGAGACCGGCCCCGAAAGCACTACGTCATGACCGCATTCCGTCCGATGCAAATCCGTGGACTCTCGTTCACTGGTCCAAATCGATCACTTGTCGAGGTCACTTTTGACCGCGGCCTCAATCTGCTTTTCGGTGCCTCGAACACCGGTAAGTCTTTCATGGTCAAAGTGCTCGACTTCATGCTGGGCAGCTCACGGCCATTGCCCGAAATCGGCGAGCGTGAAGGTTACGACCGTGCATGGTTGGCGCTGACTCTGCCCAACCAGGGTGAAGTAACTTTGACACGCGCGCTTGCTGGCGGTGCTTTCGAGCTTCATGCCGGTCATGTTTCTACTGCAGAGCGAGGAAAGAATGTCCGGGCACTATCGGCGCGCCATGACAATTCCAATGAAGACAACGTCTCGCAGTTACTCTTGAACGAACTCGGCTTTGGCAACAAGCTTATTGCGGTTGATGCTAACGGGAAAAAGCGGAGCCTTAGCTTCCGCGACGTTATCCGCTTCTCTCTCGTCGACGAAACCATCATACAAAACGAGACCTCTCCGGTAGAGGCAGGACAGTATACGACCGCCACGGCGGAGCGCAGTGTGTTCAAGCTGTTGCTGACCGGGGTCGATGACAGCGCCGTCGTTCCAGTGGTGAACAAGGTTGTGTTTAAGACACAGACAAATGCCAAGCTTGAAATCCTCGACGAGATGATCGCCAACATCGACGAGAAGATCGCGGCCGACTTCCCTGACTTTGATGGGTTAGCAGACCAGGACCAGAAGCTTGCCACTACGTTCGGGGCGGCACAGGTCGATGCACAGATCGCACACGACAACATCCGAGCACAGTTGGACCGCAAGCGCGACGCAGCGGGCAAAGTCGCCAAGATCCAGCAGCGTCTCACCGAGGTGGCGCTTAACTTGGCGCGTTTCGCCCAGCTCGAAGAAGTATATTCCTCCGATGTTCAACGGCTTGAAGCGGTTGAGGAGGCTGGGTTCCTTCTGCTGCTCGGCAGCGAAAAGGACTGCCCGCTCTGTGGTGCAGCACCGGATGCGCAACGCCATGACCATGGTATTGCTGACATAGAACGCATCCGAGCCGCTTCGGCAGTCGAAATTGAAAAAATCGCTCGGCACCGGGCGTCACTTCGTGAGACGGTGGATGAGCTGGTTGCCGAGCGCGCGACGCTGATCTCGGATTTCGCGAAGGAAACCGGCATATTGGACGAGGCCGATGAGGAAATTCGGCGGCTCTCTCCCGAAGCGCGCGATAAGCAGCAGTATCTCGCCGAGCTCACAATGGTGCGAGACCATGTTAAGTTAGGCCTGAGCCTTTTGGCGCAGAAGCAATCGCTGGCTGACAGGCGCGACGAGCTCGCCAGCATTAAACCTGCGTCAAAGGCCGATAAGCCTCGCCTTGGTGTATCAAGCACTATCGCACATGAATTTGCCCAGACGGTCAGTCACGTCCTGGAGGAGTGGCAATTTCCCGGAACGCGGCACGTCGCTTTCGACGAAACGACCTACGACCTGCGGATCGACGGGAAGCACAGGCGTGACAACGGTAAGGGCGTGCGAGCTGTAACGCATGCGGCATTCAAGGTTGCTCTGCTAATCTTTTGCCGCGAACGAGGGCTGCCCCACCCTGGTTTCTTGGTCTTGGATACGCCCCTTCTTACATACCGAGATCCCATTCGCTCGAAGGAAGGACCTCTTGCAGCCGACGAGCGGGAACTGCAAAATACCTCTCTTCGAGACTTCTTCTTCGAACATCTCGCGAGCCTGTCATCTTTCGCTGAGTTCATCATTGTCGAGAACATCGATCCTCCGCCGGGCATCGAAAAGCTCGGCAACACCCAAGTGTTCACAGCCGTTCCAGGTTCGGGCCGCTTCGGGCTTTTTCCGAATTCCGGCGCGTAGCCTGTGCGCTAATTTGCTGAGCCATTACACGCTTCGCTTGCACCAGGAGTGCATCGGGACATGTTTCTTGCCGCTTGCAGCAACAGCCGTCGCGTAAGCCGGACCACGGCCGGGTAGGCGTTGTTCCATCTAGCCCGAGAGCTTTCACCGCATTTGGGGCGTGTCCGCTTTTAGGAGTTTGGTCACGCTACCTGAGCGACCGAGTTGAAGGTGCACAGTGGTCGTTCACAAAGCGGGGCGGGAACGACTGAACCGGGCCGGAAGCGGGCGAGCCTCCGTAACCGCCGGAAGGAACAAAGGCAGAGCCACCGGCATTCTTGGACGTAGCGCGAGCGCACTTATATTTTCATCGGTGCAGTTGACGGAACTCCCTTAGTGCCGCCTCGCGCCTCCGATCCAGGTAATCGGCCAAGTCCTGCAAATAGACGCCCTTCTGGCACTTCTGAGACGTTTCCGCCCGCACCACCGGCAGGGCGATTTCACCCGCTCCGACCTTCCGGAGAAACTTGTCAGGCGTGAGGTGATTGAAGTAGTCGCGGCAGACGTCCTCGACGGGGATGATCGCCTTGCCCCCATACTGGGCGAAGAGCAGGAAGGATGTCGAAAAGGCCTGGTGGGAAATCGGGTCGGGCGTCTTCATCTCTACGCTTCCTCACATACGAATTCTGGACCGCCGTTGTGGCCGATCATGCCGCGCTTCGCCTGTTCCCGGCGCTTCGCGTTTTCCTTGCGGGTGACCATCTCGACGTGATCCTTTCCGGTCGCACGCAAAGGCGATTGCGGCAGGCGTGGTCCAGTTCTTTTTTCCCTTGGGATATAGCGGTGCTCGTTGGTCCACATGGCGATGTGGACTGCGACGGTCTGGCCGTCGAGAGACATGCGGGGGTAGCCCTTGCCTCGACCGTTCTTCCCAGAATCAGTGCCGGTCCAATCCCAGCAACCTGTTACCGGATCGATGCGGAACCGGGACATGATCTTCGCGCGGATGCAATCACGACGCCTGCTCATCCTCGGCGCCTCCAGGCATCAAAGGCATTGCGTAGATCCTGCCAGCGGGCAGCTGCGGCCGCGTCGTCGTTCAGCTCGCTGCGCGAGCGGATGTTCAGGATCGAGCGGACCTTTGTCGCGGCGCGATCGTCGGTGAGGGGCTTCGCCAGGCCGTGGCACTCCTCGAGGAATTTCTTGAAGGCCGGCTCTGCGCATTTCATCGCGCATTCTGCGGCATAGTCTTTCGGCTTCTGCTGGCGCTGCGGAGGTGCGTGGCGGCGCAGCTCGGAGACGAGAGTGCGATAGCGGCCGGCGAGGGCGTCATAGGTTCCGAGCAGCCAAATCAGATCATAGGGCGCGTTCAGTATCATCTCGCTGTCGACGATCGGCGCGTCGGCGGCGATCGTCGCGATGAGAAAAGTGCCTTCGCTGCTTGCCGCAGTCAGGCAGAGCCGACCGCCATCGGATTCAATGCCCCAGTCCGGGGTCGCGAGCGCGACCCGGTTGCGGATCGCGTCCATGCGTTTCTGCTGCGGCGACGGCTCGGGGTGGCTCATCGGCGGACCTCGTGGCACAGCGTGCGATTGGCGACTTGGAGAAGTACGTCTGCATGGCAGGGTGCGCCTAGCCTGCACCAGCAGGCGAGATTTTTGCCGTTCAGCTCATGCGCATTCTCCGCGACAAAACGACGGCTGTGCGCCAGCGCCTGGATATCGGGGCCGGCGCCGACGCGCAGCAACCCGGCGAGCAGTGCTTTGTAGAGGTCGACGCAATAGGTGGCGTCGCCATGCTTGCCGACGACGAAGGGGTTTCCCCATGGGCCGGGGCGACCGACATGCACCACTTCAAGGTCATTGATTGACTTGGAATGCGCCTGCAGGTCGAAGCCCTTGCGGCGAGATAGCTGGAGGCGAACAGGCTCCGTCATTCGGCGACCTCGCTGGTTTGGATCTCCCTGATGATCTTGACCTTGCGGATGGCGCCGGCGGTGACGCCGCGACGGTTGGCGGCGAGCTGGCGCGCGTTCTCGGCGTCGCTCGCGTCGAGATCGAGCGGGGCGATCTCCGGATCTTCGAAATGGATGCGGAAGGGCAGGAGATCAGTCATCGAGCTTCTCCCCGCAGAAACCGCCTGCTTCGTTTACGCACTCGACGATGAAGAGCGCGATCGCCAGCGCCTCCTCGTCGGGGCGTTCGTTGTTCACGACGACGGCGAAAACGTCGCAGCCGTGGCGATCGAGCACGACGCCGATATCCGTCTCGGAGAGGCGCAGCGGCACCTCGACATTCTGATCGAAGAAGGCGGTGCGGATGGTGCGATGGCTGACGGGCTGCGGCTTGGCGGCTGTCGCGTTGAAGGCGTTGATGTGCGCGTCGGGGGCGAGCCGCTTGATATGGTTTATCTGCTCCAGCGCGCCGCTCATGCCCGCGCCTCCAGTGCCCTGACGTGCATGGTGATGCGTGGGACGGAGATCGGGCGAATGTCGTAATCGCCGGTCTCACGTGAGGCACGGGTGAAGACGACGGTGCGGCGGCCATCCTCATGGATGCCGCGATGCGCGGCGGCGTTCCAGCCCCAGCGCCGCTCGGCGACATAGTCTTCCATGACATATTCGGCGACGCAGAAGGCCAGCGCCAGGCGCGGGACCGTCATGCCCGACAGGTGGCCGGCGCGCACGGCCGGCTCTTTTAGAAGCGCCGTCGAGGTGGAAAGGCCTGATGGCGGAACGGGATTTCGGACAAGGTTGGCCATTTCGATTTCCTTGGATCAGCGGCGGGAAGGGTGAGGAAGAGATCGAACCAGAGATCCTGCAGCCGCTCGCGCTCGAGGCCGTGCGTCGTTGCGATTTCGAGGAAGGTGCGATCCGGCGTGGCGTAGCAGTCGAGCAGCGCGGAGCGCTCGGCAACAGTGAGATCATGGCCGCGAAGGGTGGCGATCGGCACGGCGCTGGCGCGCTCATGGCGCGTGGCGGCATCGTGGCCGACAGGGAGGATGGCGAGCTGCGGCATCATACCTTCGCGTCCGACGCGAACTGCCATTCCTTGCGGAAAGCCGTGGTCCCGGCCAGCGCGGCTGACATCAAGAATGCGATCGAGAGTGCGAGGATGGCGCAGGCGAGGAAGAAGCGATTGGGGCTGGCTTCGAGCCGTGCCTTGTTATGTCCGGTGAAATGCTCAGTCATGGCCAGAGGCTCCAGAGCAGGATCAGGTGAAGGGGAAGGGTGAAGACGAGGCCGCCAAGCGAGCCTCGCATGACCACAGTGGGGGCAGCTCAGGGCGGCGCTCCACGGCTCGTCACTTCACCGGTGCGGGAATATCAGCGCCGGCGCCATTACTAGTCGATGGCGATCGGAGCGATGATCGGATCTACTGCGAGCCGCTGCTCATCGAACCACTTTGGCTCTTTGTCGGGGTTCCGAGGCGACAAAAGGTATTGATCGCAACCGGTTATGTATTCGGCATGGCCAGTCACCACGCCTGCAAAGTTCGTGATGCAGTCCTTCGCAAAGGATCCAAGCTTTATCATTTCGGAAATCTCCGGAGAGTTCTTCGGGGGCCGGCAAGCGCGCCGCGCATGAACCACAGGGGCATGGGTCCACGGCGACGCGCCCTCTTCGTCATGACGCTACGCCGCGTGGGCCATGACGGTGGCCAGCTCGGTGGCCTTGGAGCCGAAGAGCGTGATCTGCCGCTCGGTGAAGCCTTTCAGGATCAGGTCGTGATCCGTGCAGCCCTCGCCGATGGTGCGCATCGCCTCGGCCATGCGCTCAATGGTGTTTCTGGTGTGAATTCCGCCGTTCGGTTGCATCGTTCGTCTCCGGATTAGAGGATGCCCCCTTGGGCGACATTTGCGCTCCGAGGGACGAATGAAATATTGCCAAATAGGCAAATGCAGTCAAGAGGGAATTTGCCTATTTGGCAACTTCGATGACGGAAGCGGTTCGGCTGTTGCAGAAGTTAGTCCGGAATGCAGAGTTGTGGTAAGCGGCGGGGATCCACACTTTCAGGAGATTCGGCGTGCTCGCGACATTGGCCATCATCGTTCTGGCTGCTTCGGGTCCTTCTCCGACTTGTGTCGCGGCCGCACATCGGTTTACGAGTTTTCTTGTCGAGTTCGACAAGAAGGTCCAGGAGCTAGCGGCTTCGATGGATGAAGATCGCTGCGCTTTCATACTTGCGGCTCCGGATAGCACGGTAAAAGCGCTGGCAATTGCCGCGCTTCCGGAGCGGAACGGCAAATGAAAATCGGGATCATCTTAGTTCTGGCGAGTGCCGGAATAGCAGATCCGGTTTCGATCACGGGGCGCGCTTCGATCGTGGACGGGGACACGATAGAGATTCAGGGGCGCCGTGTAAGGCTCAATGGTGTAGATGCGCCCGAGATTCGCCAGCTTTGCAAAGACGAGAAGGGCAAGTCCTACCGCTGCGGGAAGATAGCTGCGGATGCTCTGGATGGCTTTCTAGCCTCATCGCGCCCGACGACTTGCCGAATACTAGGAAACGACCGCTATCGCCGTTTGGTAGGCTCTTGTTACCGCGCAGACGGGGCCGAAGTTGCCGCTTGGATGGTGCGCCACGGTCATGCACTTGACTGGCCCCAGTACTCCCAAGGGGCTTATGCCGCAGAGGAAGCAGCAGCAAAGAAGAACCGGGCCGGTGTTTGGCGAGGTACATTCGCCCCCCCTTGGCAATGGCGGAAGGCAAGCCGGCGTTAGCCGGAAGCAGTCATTTTCTGTACCATACGCTGTCGAGCTGAAGGCGTGAGCTTTTTCCATTGGCCGCTGCGAATCACGGATTGGATAGCGGCAACCCACACCAGGCGCACGCCTCTTATCGGCGGTGCATTGTGACTCTCTAGGTCGAAGGTCCCTCGTTCTGCACCCTGCAGCACGCGCTTCAAGTAACGCTGTCCGGTGGCAGTCTTGACGGCCGCTTCCCAGCCCAAGACCTCCTCCACGACTACACCTTGGCGCCAGCAGATGATGATATCGCCGTCGTCGTAGCGAGGCCACATGGACTCGCCAGTCACCTCGAAAGCTATCGCGTCATGGGGCAGCGGGAACGGCGTTTCGATTTCATAAAGCCCTTCAGGCGGGATCTGCTCTTCCTCCGGCAAAATTTCGGCTCCTGCTCCGATCCGCCCCATTACCCCAACTACATTGGGTGCCTTGACCGGCGCTTTTGCGAGGATGTCCTGCGCCGCCACATCGAATGCGTGTGCGAACAAGTTGAGGTTCTTGACCGAAAGGTTCCGCTCGCCGTTTTCGAGCCGCGACACATAGGACACAGAGAGGCCGGTCCTCTCTGCCAAATCTTCGATGGTCATGCTGCGTTCGTTGCGGAGTTCGTTTATGCGGTTTGGGTAACTTTTGTCCATATGGCAAATTTCCAAAGTTTGACAAAGAACTCCATGGCCATATAGGCAAAAAGGCCTTGGCTACATTTTGCCTATTTGGCAACTTCCGCATATGGATGCTTTGTCAACTTACCTCAGCGAGACGGGCGAGCGGCTATCGGCCTTTGCGGTGCGCATTGGCCGTTCTCCGAGCACACTGTCGCGCGCGCTTTCCGGCCAGCGGGATCCGAGTATCGATCTTGCGCGAGATGTCGAGAAAGGTACCGCCGGTCGTGTCACAAAACTCCAATTCCTCGAATTGTGCCTTTCGGCGCAAGACCCAGTCGCCATGTCGCGTCGTCAGACGCGGAAGGGGGCGGAATGATGTTCCCCCAGCAAGGCACCGGTCTCCTCCTCCCAGTCGGCGACCTTGCCGCCTGGCAGGGGCGCGCCCAGTTTCGGCGCGTCCCTGTCTCTGTTTTTCCGTCTGCCTATCCATGCGGCCCTCCGTGATTTGATGGATTGACCCTACGCCGCCCGTGCGCGGCCTTCACGGAATCCTTTCGGTTGATTTTTTCCTTGACCCAAACTCAGGGGTGTTTTCGTGCGTGCAATTTCTGACGAACATGCATCCATCATCAAGGCCGCCACGGCTGCGGCTTACGAGGCGCTGGGTGGAGTTAGCCGGGCGGCCGAGGCGCTCGGCGTCGCTTCCTCGACGCTGACCAAATATGCCTCCATGGGCGAGGAATGGCGCGACAGCTTCATCCGCCTCGATCTTGCCGCCGAACTTGACCGGCGGTGCGATCATCCTTTCCTGCTCACCGCCATGTCGCGGATCGTGAAGGACGAGCGCGTTTCGAGCTTCGGCGCGGTCACCGCCAGCGCGGTCCTGCGCCTCGACGGCGTCCTCGACGATGTCGTGCGCACCGTCGCGCAGGCGATCGAGGATGGCCGCATTGATGCGGCGGAGCGCCAGGCCATCCGCAGCCGCATCGTGGCGGCGAAGCAGGATCTTGCCCGCCTCGAAGCGATGATGATGGACAGGGCGGCGTGATGGACGGAGGACCCGAAAACCCGACCAAGACAGTGACGGCGATCTGCGCACTGCTGCCCGACGACCCGGAAGCGGCCGTGAGCGTCGTGACTGTCGCCTGTGCCGCGGCGGCGATCACAGCCGGACTGGACGACGAGTCGACCGTCGACGGTCTGCGCGCGGCGCTCGAATCCATGCGCGGAAACGGCCTCGGCGACATTGGTCGCAAGGGGGTGCACTGATGGAGCGCGCCACACTTTCCCCCGCGTGCTGGACTGCCAGCGGACCGGTCGGACCGCGATGCATCGCGCTGTTGTGGCGGGTGCGGGCGAGCGGCGACGCATACACGCTCATCCGCAACGTCGACCGTGATGCCGTGGTCAAGGCGCTAGCCGTCGGCTTCGTCGCCTGGGTCGACCGTAGCCGTGACGTCGTTCGGCTGACGGCGAGGGGCGCGGAATATCTCGATCGGCTGGCGAGGGTGGAATGAGGTTTTCTGCCCCGCCCTTAAGTTCCTCCGTGCCGTCGTCGCTGGCGGGGGCCCCGCCGCTCTCCCGCCAGGTCCTCGTCGAGCGCGTTCTGACGCTCTGGCTCCAGGAAAACCGGGACACGCACTCGATCGCAGCCGAACTCGGCATCGACGAAGACGAGGTCTGCAAGATCATCGAACAATCGGAAGGAGGAAGGCCGTGAGCGATCAGCTTCCGAAGCTTGGACCGAAGGCGCGCGAGATCGTCGACGCAGTGTTGCGGGAAGGCATCTATCGCGCATCGAAAGAATCTGAAATCGCCGTTTGCCGCAATCTGAACAGCCGTCAGCTCCTCTCTCGCGACAGGAAGGATGGCGCGGTCTGGTATCCGACGGCGAAGCTTTGCGAGCTCGCCGGCGTGACGCTGCCGGAGATCAGGCAGGGGGGCGAGAGTGGACCCGGCGCGCCAGATTCTCGGGTTCAGCCCGAGCAGGGCGCCGATCGCCTCCCAGCGCCGGCCGAGATCGAGACTTCGCCAACGGCGGAGCTGCCGCCGCTCACGCGCCTGCCGCATCATCCGCTCGCTGCCCTTTTCCCCATGCTGCCCGACGACGAGCTGCGCCGCCTCGCCGACGATATCGAGACGAACGGGCAGCAGGAGCCGGTCTGGTTGCTCGACGGCAAGATCCTTGACGGGCGGAACCGCGAGGCGGCTTGCCATCTGGTCGGGATCGACGCCTGGACCAAGGTATACGAGGGCAAGGACCCGCTCGGCTTCGTGCTCTCGCTCAACCTGCATCGCCGGCACCTGACGGAAAGCCAGCGCGCCATGGTGGCGGCACGGATCGTCGATTGGGAACGCGGCATCAACCAGAGCACAGCCGGGGATGCAAATTTGCACGCCCGCGAGGCAGGGCGCCGGCTTTCGATTTCCGAGCGCGCGGTCAAGGCCGCAAAGCGGGTGCGCGACCACGGGGTCGAGGCGCTGTCCGATGCCATCCGCGACGGGCGGATCTCCGTCCATGCCGGCGAGGCTCTGAGCCACCTGGAGCGGGCGGCGCAGGAAGAGGCGCTGCGGCTCGAGGAGAAGGAGATCATCCAGCGTGCCAAGGAAATCCGCCAGAAGCGGCAGGAGATCCGTCATGCCGTGCGGCTGACGCATATGGCGCATGTGGCAGAGGCCGGCTCGTCGACTGCAGGCAAGGTTGATCAGAAGTTCCCGGTTATCTATGCCGACCCGCCGTGGCAGTTCGGCGTGCGCTCGGAAGTGACGGGGTGCGAGAAGAGCGCCGAGAACCATTATCCGACCATGCCGACGGATGCGATCTGCGACCTCTTCGACGAGATCGGCGCACCGGCCAAGGCCGACTCCGTGCTTTTCCTTTGGGCGACGAACCCGATGCTGACCGACGCATTCCGCGTCATGGCGGCATGGGGCTTCACCTATGTGCACCACTGGATCTGGGACAAGGAAGTGGCCGGAACCGGCTATTGGGGCCGCGTTCGGCACGAGCTGCTGCTGATCGGCAGGCGCGGCGACCCGGTTTCGCCGCTGCCAGGCTCGCAGCCCGAGACGGTCTATCGCGAGCGGAAGGGCAGGCACAGCGCCAAACCCGATTACTTCGCCGAGCAGATCGAGCGGCTCTATCCCGCCATGCCACGCTTGGAAATGTTCTGCCGCAGCCCGCGCCCGGGCTGGACGGCATGGGGGTTTGAAGTCGCGACAGGGGAGGCGGCTGAGTGACCTCCATGCTTCCCATCATCGAGGACCTCGCCGATGCGCCGGACCATAAGGCGCGCGCGCGCTGGCTGCTCGAAGTGCCCCTCGCGGTGATCATTCGCGACCAGGTGATTATCCACCGGCTGCTCTCTGCGGCCGGTTTTCACGAAGGCCTTGCCTACTTCGCAGCCGAGATCGCGGCGCTTTCCGCGAGGCGCGCCCGGGACGGGCTTGCCCCGAGCACAATCCGCATGACGCGGGAACACGCGCGTATCGGAATTCAGGTCATTGCGCGTGGGGGCGCGGAAAAGGGGGCGGCGTGAGCATCGCGATCATGTCACAGTTGTTCAAGGCGCACTTGGGCTCGACGAACCGGAAGATGCTTGCCGTGCGGCTGGCGGACTTCGCCGACGACGACGGCAAGGGCATCTGGCCGACCGTCGGGCGGCTTGCGCGCGAGACCGAGCTTTCCGAACGGACCGTGCAGCGCATCCTTTCCGAATTTGTCGACGAGGGGCTCCTGATCGTCCGCAAGAAAGGCGGCTGGAAGCCCGGCGAGGGCACCCGCTACGATTTCAATATGAGCGCTCTTGGTCGCCTGCAGGCTGCAAAAATGGCCATTGAGGGGTGTCACGGTGTCACCCATGACACGGTGACACCCGTGACAACGGCGACGGGGACGGGTGACACCGACGACGCCGAGGGGTGTCACGGTGACACCCAAACCGTAATAGAACCACCAATAGAACCATCAGATTTGAGAGAGGGTGCGCGCGAGGCGGAAAGGCAGGAAAGCCAGACCGAGACCGAGCAGTCGGTCGAAAAGGGGTTCTGGGCGCTGGTGAAGGATTGGCCCGGCTTCGCCGGCATGCCGAAAGAGCCGGCGAAGCGGTCGTGGCTCGCGCTGACGGCTGACGAGCGCCGGGAAGCGGCCGAGCGGTTCCCTCGTTGGCTGCAGCTGCTGAAGGCGCAGAAGAAATCCCACACACCGGCACCATCGACCTACTTCGGCGAAAAGCTCTGGTTGGATGTTCCTGCGCAGGATGAGGCGGCGAAACCTGCGAACGCCATGGCTGCGCCATTCGGCAAGCTCTGGTCGGCAACGCGGCTCGCCGAGCTGCTGCTGCCGCCGTCTGGGATCGTCGCTCCTCCGACGAAGTTCGAACAGATGCAGATCGACGCCGGGCACGTGTCCCTTGCTGACGTGATGGCCGAGAAGCGCATGCGGGCAGGATGGCCGTCGGTGAACAGCATGCAGGAACGGGCACGCTCGGCGCAGGGCTCGATGTGCCCGCTGGCGCTTGAAGAGGCGGGGCAGGGCTTTCAGGCGGTGAAGCGTGACGGCGATCTGCTTGCCGCGTGGCAGCGTGAGCACAAGCGGCGCGGCTGGCCCTCTCCGGAAGGGCGCTTGCCTGAGTGGGTCTATTTCCCGGCGATCGAGGGCGAGGGCGATCTCGACTTCCTCGTCGCCGAAGCGGTCGAGCGCTACCGCGAACGTATTTCCGACTATCTCGCGAACAGGAGCAAAGGCGATGATCATGCAGCGTAGCACGTTTACTGGAAGCCCAGTTGTTGCGCTGCAGGGCCATGATCGCTTCGCCGATCGGATGCGGAGAATCAGCGACGCCCTCCTCGACGAGGGCGCGCTGGTCACGGCGAATCTCCGAATCAGCGGCGGTAAAGCGCCGTGGTTTGCGCTTCGGGTCTGGACGGGTCGCGAGAAGATTGTGGAAAAAAGTCTCGACGCCCTTGGCGTGCGGTCGCTCGTGCCGATGCGGAAGGGCCCCGATTTGCGCCGTCGCGGTCGCGTGATCGAGGGGCAGATGATGCCGGTTATCCATGGTTATGTTCTCGTGCAGATGATGGCGCTCTCCGAGTATCTCGCCGGATTGCTCGGCGTGGAGCATGTGATCGATGTGCTTGGCGGGTGTGATCGGCCCATGCGCCTGAGCGAAAAGGAAGTCAGCAGATTCAACGGTCTGGCTAGCAAGGGTAACTTTGATTGGGAACGCCCTGTTGACCTGGTGGTGAGGGCTGGAGAACCGGTCCGGATCACTGCTGGTCCGTTCTGCGATCGGAGAGCAACCGTCATCACTCCGAGCAAGAAAGGGCGTGGCGACGTGGTGGTCTCGTTCGGCTTCATGGGCGGCGAGGTGCCGGTGACAGTGCCTCTTGCTTTGCTCAAGAAGTTGTGAGAGTCATCTTGCCATTGGATGAGCTGATGATCCTGCAGTGAGCCTCTGAGAACGCACGAGAGTGCGGGGCGAAAAGCCCGAGGTCGGTACACCGGTCAGCCCCAGCCCTGAGAGTCTCGAAGCCGAGGCACCGATTCAGGGCAAGTGCGAAAGCTATGACCAGATGTTAGGCGGCCGAGAGGTCGCCTTTTTCGTTTAATGGATATGGGCAGGCCGTTTCGGAGCTTCTGATGTTCGACGCTCAGATCAAAGTCGATCTCCAGCAGTTCAATCGATCCTTGACTGACATCGAGCGGAAGCAGCTGCCCTATGCCATCATGCTCACGCTGAACGAGACGGCCAAGGGTGGTCGCCTCGAAGTCCAGCGAGAGATGGATCGGGTCTTTGACCGGCCAACCTCATATGCAAAGCGGGGCGTCGTCTATGACCGTGCATCGCGGCAGAACCTCAGGGCGGCGGTTGTCGTGACCGGTGATCGCACCAAGGGCGGCTTGCCTGCAACGGCATTCCTCGGTCCGCAGATCGAAGGTGGCATGCGCACCCATAAGGCCTTCGAGCGGCAGCTGGTCGATCGCGGATTGATGCAGCGTGACTTGGTGGCCGTGCCAGCAAAGCGGGCGCCGCTCGATCGCTACGGCAACATGACGCAAGGGTTTCTCAACCGCGTCATGGCTGACCTGCAGATCGACTATCGTGGCGCTGGTGCGACCCGTACCCGCACATCATCGTCGCTCAAGCGGAACAAGAACTACAAGAACGCTCGGTTCTTCGTGCCGAGGCAGCCGTCGCACCTCTACCCGGGCGTTTACCAGCGTGATCCGGCAACGAACGCCATCCATCCGGTGATCCTGTTCGTGCCTCAGGTCTCGTATCGCATCCGTCTTCGCCTGCGTGAAGTCGTCGAGCGGTACGTGGTCGCCAACGTCCACGATCATTTCGCCGTCGCCTTCCAGCGGGCGGTTCGGACGGCCCGATAGGTCCTCCGAGGGTTCATGGGTCCTTCCTGGCATCCGCCCGCCTGCGGGTATTTGGCACCGCGGAGGTTGTCCAGTCTGAGCGATTTTTTGAAGCCTAAAGTCAGAGCCTAAACTAAAGAGCCGGGCTAAAGAACGAGCGTTCCTAAAGATGAGCCTTGCAGCTGACATCATGACGAAGAGCGCGTTTGCGGCTCATGTCGGCGTCAGTGCCGGGCGCATCTCGCAGTACATCGCCGAGCGGAAGATCTTCGGTGAAGCGCTCGAAGGCGAGGGGCGGAACGCGAAGATCCGCGCATCGGTTGCGGTCGAGCAGCTGCGCAAGACCCTCGATCCATCGCAGCGGTTCGGAGCGAACGGCGCGGCGACGCGATCGCCGCCAGCGCCGGTTGCTTCCGAGCTGTCGTTCGATGGGCCGGAGAAGCCGAAGGCGCCTTTAAAGCCGACGGTCATCGTCGACCCGTTCATTGACGAGGTCGCGGCCGAGAAGCTCAAACAGCAAAAGATCACCACCGCGCGCATGGAGCGCGAGGAAGCGCTCGAGCTCGGCCGGTACATGCTGACCGACGATGCCCGGCGAGAGATGGTCAAGGCCGTGGCTGAAGCGTTCAAGGTCATGGAGCAGGCCATCCCCGAGATGGCGAAGGCGATTGCCGCGCAGTTCTCGGTGTCGACCCATGATGCGACCCATGTGCTGCTGAAGGCCTTCCGGGACCATCGAGCCAAGAAGGCGCGCGACTTCGCCGACGCAGCGGCCGAGTTGGACGAGCATGTCGAGGACGAGCAGCAATGACCGTGCTGTTCAATCCCGAGCGGCTCGCTCTCAGCGTGCTGGCCCAGATCTGCGAACCGCCGCCGGCAGTCGATTATCTCGACTGGGCGAAGCGGAACATCGTGTTCTCGGAACGCATCACGGACCATCCGGGGCCGTATAACGAAGACCTGGTGCCGTTCTTCTCGGAGATCCTGCGGGCGCTGTCGCCGGAAGATCCGTGCAACATCGTCAGCCTCGCGAAGTCGGCGCAGATCGGCGGTACCATCTGCGCCAACATCTTCACGCTAGGCTCCCTCGACATGGCGCCTGGCGATTTCCTCTATGTCCACCCGACGGAGGAGAACGCCGCGCGCTGGTCGAAGACGAAGCTGATGCCGCTGGTGCGCGAGATGCCCGCGGTCGCCAAGCTGTTCTCGCAAAACAGCCGCGATGCCAGCAACTCGGTGCTCTACAAGGAACGCATCGACGGGCGCGGCGCCATCCAGGCGGCCGGCGCCAACTCGCCGGCAGGCCTGTCGATGATCTCGCCGCGAAAGCAGGTCCAGGACGACCTTGCCAAGTGGCAGATGAACGAGGCTGGAGATCCGGAAGTGCAGGCGGACAGCCGCAGCAAGGCGTTCTTCAACGGCAAGATCTTCAAGATCTCGACGCCGATGGTCTCGCCGGGCTGCAAGATCACGTCGAACTATCAGGAAGGGACGCAGGAGACCTATCACGTCCCGTGCCCGCACTGCCACGAGCTGCAGGAGCTGCGCTGGGAGAACATGCGGGATCATATCGATCCCGAGCATCCCGAGCAGGCCCATTTCGTCTGCATCCATTGCGGCTGCGAGATCCACGAGCACCATCGCGAATGGATGGTAAAGCCGGAAAACGGCGTCAAATGGGTCGCCAAATATCCGGAGCGCGGCCGCCGCCATCGATCCTTCCGCATCTGGATGGCCTATTCGCCTTTCGAGCGCTGGGAGAACCTGGCGCGGGAGTGGCTGACGGTCCAGGCCGGTGGCCCGGAGAACCGGGAAAAGGGCTCCGGCGCCGAGCAGACGTTCTGGAACGACTGGCTCGGGCTCGCCTTCGAGGCGGACAACAAGGCGATCGATTGGGAAGTGCTCCGCGATCGCGCCGAGGACCATGGTTTTCAGCGCGGTGTCATCCCGGCCGAGGCGCTGGCCCTGGTGCTCGGCATGGACGTGCAGGGTGACCGTGTCGAGTGGCTGCTGGTCGGTTATGGCAGGAACCGGTACCGGGCCGTGATCGATCACGGCGTCGTCGACCATCGCGCCGGCAGCCACCTGGCCGACGCCAAGGAACATTCCGGCCATATCTCGGAGCCGGAGGTTCGCGCCGCCCTCGACCGGCTGCTGCAGCGCGAATGGCTCGACGATGCCGGCCGCAAGCGCACCGCCGACCGCGTGGCGATCGACGGCAACGCCTATACCGATGATGTCTGGAACTGGGTTCGCAAGCATCCGAAGTCGCGCGTCATCATGGTGCGCGGCGGCAATACGGAAGCCGCACCGCCGATCGTGCAGACGAAAGAGTACGACCGAAAGGGCAAGCCGAAGAAGCAGAAGTGGTCCTCGCGATTCTTCACCTTCAACGCCTCGGCCTTCAAGATCCGGCTCTATCGGGACTACAAGAAAGACGATCCGGAGCAGGCGGGCTACATCCGTTTCGCCCGCGGCTTCGGAGACGATTTCTACCAGCAGGCGACATCGGAAGCCCGCGTACCCGAGAAGTCTCGGAGCGGTCACACCCGCTACGTCTGGAAGCTCGCCGAGGGCAAGCGCAACGAAATCATCGACATGCTCAATCAGAGCCTGGCCGGTGCCTATCGCTGGGGCGTGCCCTATTGGACCGATGAGGAATGGGACGCGATCGCCGATCGCCTCGGCCGGCTTGAAGCGCCGCAACAGGGCGACCTCGAGGATCGTCTGAACCAGATCGCCGCCAAGACAGAACCTGCCGAAGGCCAGAGCGCCACGGCAGAACAGCAATCGCCGCTCGTCGCTGCCGCCCTCGCGCGCGCCGCCCGGGCAGCGCAGCGAAACCGCTAGGAAGATCCATATGGCACTGACGGAACAGGAACGCGCCGTGCTTCTGGCACGGCTCGACGAAGCACGTGAGGCCTTGCACCAGATGGAGATCGGCCGCGCCGAGGTCTCGCTCAGCTATAACGGCGAGAGCGTCACCTATGCCGCGACCAACATCGGCGCGCTGCGTCAGTATGTTCGCGACCTCGAGGCGAAACTCGGCCTTCGCCGCTTCGCCCGGGCGCGCAGCCGGGGAGTGATCTTCGGATGAGCGGCGACGTCACGATCCTCGGCCCCGATGCGAAACCGCTTTCGCCGGCCGTGCGTGCGGCTGCCCGCGTGCAGGTCGCAAAAAACCGGCTGATGGCGTCCTCGGCCTACCAGGGTGCATCCTACGATCATCCGTCCTTCGCCAAATGGCGGCCGGGCACCTGGTCCGGTCAGTCGGCGCTGACCTGGTCGCGCTCCGAGCTGGTCGACCGGCTGAACGACGTGGCGCGCAATGACGGCTGGGGTGCCGCCGGCACCTCGCGCCTCGTCGACAACATCATCGGCTCCGGCTGGACGCTTGCGGCGCGGCCGAACCACGTCTCGCTCAACATGACCTTTGAGCAGGCGGAGGAGATCGCCGACAAGATCGAGGCCCTGTGGCGCGATTACACGCAGGACGTCGACAAATGGTGCGACGCCGAGCGGACGAAAACCATGGCCGGCGTTCTCGGCCTTGCTGCCCGTCAGCGGTTCGGTCCCGAGGGCGAGGCCTTCGGTGTCATCGTCTGGCAGGACAATGCACCGTTGTTCCAGACGGCAATCCATGTCGTCGATCCGGCCCGGTGTTCGAACCCGAGCGGGCGCATGGACGAAGAATTCCTGCGCGACGGCGTTGCCATCGACGGTTACGGCGCACCGGTCGGCTACCACTTCCGCAAGTCGCATCCCGGCGAGTTCTTCGCCGGCAATACCGGCCTTTGGCACTGGGAGTATGTCGAGCGGGAGACCGAATGGGGCCGCCCGATCGTCGTGCACGCCTACGAGCAGAAGCGCGCCGGCATGACGCGCGGCGTTTCCGACTGGGCTCCGGTCATGCGGTCGATCAAACAGTCGACCGACTACGAGGACTATGAGAGCCAGGCGGCAATGCTGAACGCCGTCATGGCCGCCTTCATCGAGACGCCCTTCGATCCCGAAGAGATGCTCGAGGCGATGGGCGCGGATTACGGCAATGACGGTATCGCCAAGCTCTTCGGCGAAATGTCGGCCGCGCAGAAGGCCTATTACGGCGCCGCACCGATCGATTTGCCGGGCGTTCGCATCAACACGCTGCAGCCCGGCGAAAAGGCGACGCTGACCAAGCCGGAGCACCCGAATGCCAATTTCGAGGCCTTCGTCAATGCGGCGTTGCGCAAGGTCGCCAGCGCAATCGGCGTCACCTACGAGCAGCTGACCATGGACTGGAGCCAGGTGAACTATTCGTCGGCACGCGCCGCACTCCTCGAGATCTGGCGCGGCTTCACCGCCAAGAAGGGCGGCTTCGCCTCGCAGTTCATGGCGCCGATCTATCGGGCGTGGCTCGAGGAGGTGTTCGACAAGGGCCTGATCGAGCTCCCGGCGGGCGCCGTTCCCTTCGAACAGAACCCGGCGGCCTGGTGCCATGCGGACTGGATCGGCCCCGGCCGAGGCTGGATCGATCCGCTGCGAGAGGCGCAGGCCGCCAGCGAGCGGCTCGCCGGCAATCTGACCACGCTCCAGCAGGAAGCGGCCGAGCAGGGGCGGGACTGGAAGATGGATGCGCAGCAGCGCGCCCGGGAACGGGCCTTCTACGAACGGCTCGGCCTCGATCCCGATCCGGGCAAGCCCGAAGCCAGATCGCAGGCGAGTGCAGCTCCGCCAGCCGAACCCGGTGACGAAACCGAGGAAGAGGTCAACGGCCGCACGTCGGCGCGTCGACATCCTGCCGGCATCCCGCGCATTGCCAGAAGGAAAACGGCATGAGGAACTATCCCGAAATCGCCAGTCGGATGTTCGGCACGCCGCTGATGCTGCATCCGTCGAAGGGCGACATCATTGCGCGGGCTTTCGGCCCGCGCGTGCTCGGCAGTCCTGACGCTCCGTCGCACGTCGCCGGCGGCGAAGAGATGGGCCTCGTCGGCGAGAAGCTGCGCAATGCGACCGACTGGGACGGAGAGCGCATCTACCCTGGTCCGGCTCTTGTCGCGTCCGGCATTGCGCTCGTCGAGATCGAGGGATCGCTCGTCAACAAGGGCAAGTGGATCGGCAAGTCCTGCGGCATGACCAGCTACGAAGCGATCGGAGTGCAGGTCCGGGATTGCATCGAGCGCGACGATATCAAGGCCGTCGTGTTCGAAGTCGACAGCTACGGCGGCGAGGTGACCGGCGCCTTCGATTGCGCCGAGCAGATCTTCGAGCTTTCGCAGGCGAAGCCCACCATCGCAGTCCTCACGGATCATGCCTGCTCGGCCGGTTATCTGCTGGCGTCGCCCTGCCGGCAGCTGGTCATTCCGCAGACCGGTATCTGCGGTTCGATCGGCGTCATCTCGATGCATGTCGATATGAGCGCCTGGCTCGCGAAGGAAGGCCTGAAGGTCACCATCCTGAAGGCCGGCGAGCACAAGGCCGACTTCAACCCTTATGAGGCCATCCCCGACGATGTGCTTCAGCAGGAACTCGCTGAGCTCGAAGAGCTCCGCGTCGAATTCGCAGCGACCGTCGCGCGGTACCGTGCCGGCCGGCTGACACAGCAATCCGCTCTCGCCACTGAGGCGCGGGTCTATCGCGGACAGAAGGCGGTTGATGCCGGCCTCGCCGACGCGGTTGCACGCCCTTCGCAGGTTCTCGAAGCCTTCGAAGCTGAACTGAGCCGGACAGCCGGCTAACCCCAACATCAACTGGAGACGACGAATGTCGAACTTGACGCGTAGCAGCGCGCTCACGCGGAGCGTGCTCGCCGCGATTAGCGGCAAGAAGGGCTCCCGGCTGGAAGACGAGCGGCCGGAAGACGAGGAAGTGATCGAAACCGAAGAGGAGGACACCTCCGCCGAGGATAGCTCTTCCAATCCGGAGAGCGAGACCGAGGAAGAGGACACCAGCGCCGAAACCGAGGGAGACGAGACCGACGACGGCAAGACCTCGGCAAGCGCCGTCCGCCGCGCCGAGCAGGGTCGCATCCGCTCGATCCTCATGCATCCGAAGGCCGAGAGCAATCCCGGCCTCGCCGCCGAGCTTGCCTTCGGTTCGAGGTTCTACTCGGCCAAGGAAGCGGGTGCGCTTCTCTCGTCTGCTTCCGCTGGCGGTTCGCGCCTTGCCGGTCGCATGGCCGGAAAGAGCCCGACGCTCGGCGCCGGCACGCTCGGCGCCGGCACGCCGGGCGGCAGCAAGGCCACCGAGAAACAGGCGGTGATCTCCACCGTCCGCTCCACCATCCTGGCCCGTCACGGCCGTAACCGGAAGGATTCCTGATCATGGGAGAAGCAACCTTCGCCCCGAACGACCTGCTCGTTTCCGACGTGCCGGTCATCACCCGCAACGTCACCATCGTCAGCGGTCAGAATCTCAAGCGTGGTGCTGTCCTCGGCAACATCACCGCGTCGGACAAATACACCCTGTCCGCTTCGGCCGCTGCTGACGGATCGCAGACGTCCGCCCTGGTGCTGGCGACCGATTGCGATGCATCCGCCGGCGATGTCGTCGCCGCGGCTTACGCGAGCGGCGCCTTCGATTCGACGAAACTCATTCTGGGCGCCGGACACACGGCCGCTACCGTCGAGGCCGCGTTCCGCAAGGCAGGCGCTCCCCTCTACGTGCGCGTCCTGAAGTAAGCCCGAGACCGAAAGGACACCACACATGGAAGAACTTCTCCTCTCCACCGCGGAACTCGTTGCGGTTCTGCCGCCCCGCGATCGCCCGGAAGCATTCCTGCGCGATCGCTATTTCTCGACCACGGTTCTTTCCGACATGGAACAGATCGTCTTCGACAAGATCCTGCCCGACCGTGAGCTCGCGCCGTTCGTCCATCCGGACGTGCCGGGTAAGGACTCGGCCAACCGCGGCTTCAAGGCGACCAGCTTCACGCCGGCCTATGTCAAGCCGCAGAATACGCTTCGCCCCGGCGGCAACATGATCCGTATGCCGGGCGAGCCGATCGGCGGCCGCAACTCGCCGGCGCAGCGCTACGCCTACAATCTGGCGACGATCATCGACGACCAGGACCAGCGGATCACGCGGCGCGAGGAGTTCATGTGCTCGCAGGTTATCCGCACCGGTCAGGTGATCGTCGAGGGCGAGGACTATCCGACGCAGACCGTCAACTTCGGCCGCAATGCCGCGCTGACGATCGCACTCGCCGGCGCAGCGCGCTGGGGCGAAGCTGGCGTCGATCCGATGGACGATATCGAGGCGTGGGTGCAGCTGCTTTCCGATACCAGCGGCTTCACCGCCCGCGAGGTCCTGCTCGGGCCGGGCGCTGCGGGTCTCCTGAAGAAGTCGCCGCGCTTCCTCGAGGCGCTCGACAACCGGCGCCAGGATGGCGGCATCATGCAGCTGGGGCCGGTCAGCACCGGAGCGGAGAACAAGTATTACGCGGTTCTCGGCACCATCGGCGAGCTGACCTTCATCCAGTATTCGCAGCCCTATACGGTTGGCGGGGTGCGCAACAACTTCTGGCCGTCCATGGGCGTCGGGATCTTCGATCCCTTCGGTTTCATGGGCCACTTCGCTTACGGCGCCATCCTCGACAACGACGCGCTCCTGTCGATGGAGCGCTTCCCCGACATGTGGCGGGAACGGAACCCGTCGCGAACCATCGTCCAGACGCAGGCTGCACCGCTTCCGATCGCTCCGGAGCCGGACGCCAGCCTGTTCGCGCTGGTCCGCTAATCCCCAACCCCGTGTTCGTCCTGATATCCGCCGGTTTCCAGCCGGCGGATATCTGGAGTTGAAAGGACGCTCCGATGAGCAAGAAAACCGAGCAGTTCAATGTGACCGTGAAGGTCGGCAAGAAAACCTACAGGCCGGGCGAGCCGGTTCCGGTCGGTACCGGCGGCATTACGGCCGAGGAAGCGGAAAATTTCCGCAAGAATTTCGGCGCCTTTACCGCCGGTCCCGACGCCACGTCCGCGGCACCCGTGCCTTCCGTCGATCTCGACAAGCTTCGCGAGGCGATCGAGAAGCTTTCAGCCGACAACGACAAGCTTTCGGCCGACAATGACCGGCTGACGGCGGAGCGCGACAGCGCGATCGGCGATCGCAACACGCTGCTGAAGCAGAACGAGCAGCTTGAGACCGACAATGCGACGCTGGCCGGCGAAGTCACCAAGCTTCAGGCCGAGATTAAAAAGCTGACGGCTCCGCAATGACGCCGCGTCCCGCCATGTTCGAAAGGATGGGGCCGAAGTTCGCCAAGGCCTTCGGCAATGCCGACGCCGTGTTCACGGTCGACGGTGTCGCGAGGCCCGCCGTGCGGGTCATCCTGCGAGTGTGGCGGGAAACCGACCTGGCAGAGGATCAGGAGCAGGCCGTCGAAGGCACCACCCATCTGCTTGCCGTGTCCGTCGCTGCCGTGCCAGGGCTCGCCAGCCAGCGCGACAGCGTGGCGATCGGCGGCGTCAGCTACCAGGTCATCAACATCGACGATGATGCGCGGGCCATGCTCCGCATCTCGCTTGCCGGAGACATCTGATCATGAAGACACAGGAACAGGAAGCGCCGGCCGCCGCGGTCGATCCGATGGAGGACCTCTGCCTGGCGCTGTTCTCGACGGAAGAGGGCGCCAAGAAGAAGGCCGCGCGCCAGACCGCCGGCGCCATGACGCAACGGCCATGGCCGCAATTGCCGTCGCGGCTCCGCTCGGCGATCCGCTCCGATATCAGTCGTCTGCTCGATAGCGGCAAGGCGCGCGCCCAGATCATCGAGGCCGGCTATTCCGCAGGTGTCGTAAACCAGGCGCTGCGCGACCTCGGCCGGTCGGTCGCCTGATATGGCACACCTCCGCAGTCAGATCTTCGCGGCCGTCATCGCGCGCCTCTCGGCTATTCCGGAGTTCTCCGGGGCGGACAAGGTGAAGCGCGGCCGCAAGGGCGCTATCTCGCAGGAGAAGCTGCCGGCGTTGACCGTCACCTGGGCCGATAGATCGGAGATCTTGACGGTCCGACCCTCGTCGGGGCCAGCCGGAGAGGACGGTTACGACCGGTCCCTGCCGCTCTCGGTCGTCATGCACCTGCGGGACGATGAGCCGGAGGAGGAATTCGATAGGCTTTGCGTGCTGATCGAGGCGGCGATGGCCGCGGACATGACCTTCGGCGGCGTCGCCATCGAGGCGCTGCTGCAGTCGGAACAGTACTTCGTCAACCCGCAAACCGGCATCTCCCTGCTTGCCGGTTCACTCAACTACCAGATCGCCTACAAGACGCTCGCCGCCAATCCGGAACAGGCTGCGCTCTAAACGCTCTGATGCCGTTATCCCAAAACCGCTGCACACTTTTGGGCAGCATGCAGTAGCGCCACCACTCCCACCAGCACAAAGAGGACTTTGCCATGGCTCTCGGCCGTCAGCTTACGCTTGCCCGCTCGACCGGTGCAGGCGCCTTCACCCTAGCCTGCATCACCGAACAGCGATCCCTCGAGATCAACAACGAGGAAATCGACATCACCAAGCCGAGCTGCACCGATCCCGGCAGCAAGCTCACGCTGGCGCTGATGTACGGCATCCAGTCCATCCGTTTCAGCGGGCAGGGCGCCTTCGTCGATACCGTCACGATGAAGGCGGTAACCGCCGATGCCGTCAACCAGGTCATCACCGAGTATCAGGTCACGGTGCCCGGCGTCGGCACGTTTGAAGGCGACATGCTCGTCTCGATGACCTTCTCCGGCGACAAGACCAACGAGCTGCAGGCGGACATCCGTTGCGCCATGACCGGCGCGCTCACCTTCGTGCCGGTTGTCTAAGCGGAGAGTTCCATGTTGCCTGCCAACCCATTACGCGGCGAGGCGGCTGTTCGCATCGGCTCGATCGACTTCCGCATCGCCGTGACCTTCTCCGGCCTCGCGCGTCTCTCCGATGCGATCGGCGCCCGCACCCTCGACGAGCTCTACGGCCGCCTCCTCGGCTTCGAGCCGAAGGCGGTTGCCTGCGCCGTCCGCTGCCTGATTGTCGCGGACGACGAGGATCAGATATCGGCGCTTTCGGCGAGGATCCTCGACGACGGCAATATCTCGGCCGCCGACCAGCTCGCCTGGCGCGAGGCGGTCGAAAAGGCGCTCTCGGCTCACATTGCTGCCGGGACAATGCGGCGGGATGAGCGGACCGCGTCGAAGATTGCCGGAGACGCCGTCCTGGGAAAGCCCGTAAGCCCCTCCTGATCAAGGATCATCTCAAGTCGCTCTACCGGATCGCCACCAACCCGAAGATGCTCGGCTGGTCGCCGGAAATGTTCTGGAAGGCGACGGCGGCGGAATTCGAGATGACCGTGGAGGGGCTTTCCGGGAATGTCCGTGGCAGACCGTTCATTTCGCGTGAGGAGGTTCGGCGTATTGCCGCAGAGCACGGCGTTCGCCCATCGCTGAAGGGCAGTCCGAACGCGAGGACGATCGGCAGTTGATCAGCTTGGTTTCACCTAGTCGTCAGTCTTGGCAATAATGATGCCGAGCGCCGCGCCGACGACGCCGAGGCCGAAGGAAATGGCGCCGACAATCTCATTCATTGCAGATTTTGCTGCGAAAGCGACAAGTACGCCGCCGAATACCTGAAGAAGGCCTAACACAAAGATCGCGACCGCCACGTTTCCACTCCGCTGCTGTTGAACGCAACAAGTTGCACAGCGTGAGTGGAAGTCAACTGGTGGACGCGATCTTCTCCATAATTGAGGTCACCAATGAGCCGTCCCGACATTCCCGTCACGATCTCCGGTGATCCGAAGGGCTTCGAGTCCGCGCTTGCCCGGGTGCGGGCACTCTCGAAGTCGACGGCAACTGACGTCGTTGCATCCTTCGGCCGGATCAAGAACCTCGTGGCCGGCGGCGCCGGTCTCGTGACCGGGCTTGTCTCCGCCGCCAGCGTCACCGCATTGCGCGACGCAGCGAGCGCGATTGCCTCGATCGGCGACGAGGCGCGTCGGGCCGGCCTCGACGTCAAGAGCTTCCAGGAGCTGAAGTTCGTCGCCGAGCAGAACCGTGTCGGCGTCGACGCGCTGACCGACGGCATCAAGGAATTGAACCTTCGGGCCGACGAATTCATCGTCACCGGCGGCGGCTCGGCAGCAGAGGCCTTCCAGCGCCTCGGCTACTCGGCCGAGGACCTGAAGGGGAAGCTCGAAGATCCGGCCGAGCTCTTCACCGAGATCATCGGTCGCCTGGGCGAGCTCGACAAGGCGGCACAGATCCGCATCATGGACGAGATCTTCGGCGGCGCGGGCGGCGAACAGTTCGTGCAGCTGATCGAGGCGGGTGAAGCGGGCATCCGCGACACCATCAGGGCCGCGAACGACCTGGGCATCGTTCTCGACGAGCAGATGATCCAGAAGGCGGCGGAAGTTGATCGCAAGTTTAACATGCTGGCGACCACCTTCGGGACAAAGCTGAAGTCCGCCATTGTCTCGGCGGCGGACAGCCTTGCAGAGTTCATTGACGGCTTCCGGGACTTCCAGAACCAGATGAACAGCACGTTGGGCAATCGGCAGGTTGAAATTGGCCGGCGGCAGCTCGAGCTCGAAACTGAAATTCTCACAAAAAAGGCTCAACAGCGAGAAGAAGCTGAGAAGCTCTCCGACGTGGCAAAGAGAAATGGGTTCGAAGACAGCAAGAACGCGAACCTTGCGGGCTATACCGGTCAAATAGCGGCGCTTGAGGAAGAGAGCCGCAGACTCCGAGAAGAGGACGCCAAAATCGCAGGCATCCTGAACGACCGGCTTAAGCCAATGAACCGCCCGGCTGAGCGCACATGGACGCCAATCGAGCCGGAAGAAAAAGGCGGCGGACGGTCCAAGAAAATCTCTGAGGCCGAAAAGGAACAGAAGGCGATCGACGACGTGATCGCGTCGCTGCGCGAGGAGCTGGCGATCATCGGCCTCACCGATATCGAGCGCGAGCGCACCATTGCGCTTCGCGAGGCGGGTGTCGAGGCGACCTCGAAGGAGGGCCAGCAGATCTCGGCGCTCATCGACGAGAAATACCGCCAGCTCGCAGCTGAGGAGGCGCTGGCCGAGCAGTATGAGCGCAGCGAGGAAGCGGCCGAGCGAATGGGACAGGTCCTCGACGATCAGCTGATGCGCATCGTCGACGGCAGCTTCGACGCGAAGGAGGCGATCGCGGCGCTGCTCACCGAGATCANACCGAGATCATCAATGTGCAGACGAACGGGAAAGGGCTCTTCGGCTCGCTGTTCAGCTCCATCTTCGGCGGTGGTAGTGGACTGAGCTCCAGCTTCGTGCCGACCACGACGCTCGGTGACTTCCTCGGCTATGGCGGTGCGCGCGCTGGCGGCGGTGATGTTTCTCCCGGGCGCATCTACCGGGTGAACGAATATGAGGACGAGTTCTTTGCGCCGACCAGCCACGGCCGCATCATCGCGCCGAGCAAAGTCCCGGGCGCGGCCGGTGAGGGAGGCGGGGAAGGCGGGCGCACCGTCGTTGAGCTCAGGCTGAGCAAGGAACTGGTCGCCAGCATCCTCGAGCAGGCGGGCGACCAGTCCGTGCGCATCGTGCGCAGCAACGAGGAAGCCCGGGCCAACTATCGCCAGAACGGCGGGGAAGATTTCTGATGGCGTTTCTCATTTCTCTCCCGAGCGTGGTTTACGGCCAGGTCGCGTTTGATCCGGTTCGCATCCGCGATACCAACCGCATGGAGGGCCGCCGCACCGAGACGGCCTATTCCGGCACGCCATATTGGGCCGCGTCCTATTCCGCATCGAAGCTGACCACGGCCGAGGCAGCCTTGTTCGACGCCTTCAACATGGACGCGAACGATGGCGGTTATATTGCCGGTTACGATCCGCACCGGCCTCGGCCGATTGCCTATCAGGGCAGCAACCCGCTTTCCGGCGTGAAGGCGGGCGGCGGGGTATTTTCTGGCGACGCGGTGTTGCAGTCGATAACTAACGCCAACACCATCGTCGTCTCTAGCCTGCCGGCCGGCTTTAAGCTCGGCCCCGGCGACTATGTCGAGGTGCGGAAATCGACCTTCATGCGATCGCTGCACCGGATCACTCTGGCCGCGACAGCAAGCGCAGCGGGCGTCGTGACCCTGAAGATCCGCTTCGGTCTCGACCTGCAGGTGTTCACGCTGCCGTGCACCGTCCATTTCGAGAAGCCATCCTGCATCATGGAGATAGATGCGGGGAGCTTCAGCCTGCCGAAGACCTGGCCGAACTATAATGTCCAGTTTACCGCAACGGAGCTGTTCCTCTCATGAGCGTGCTATCTCCCGAGGTCGAGGACCTGATTGAGGGCGGCGAATTCGCGCTGCTGGACTTGATCCGCTTCGATCTGCCCGGCAAAACCGTCGGCTATCACCGCGGCGGCCGCAAGTTCACCTATAATGGCTTGCTGTACCTGCCGAACCGGTATCTGCAGCCCGGCGACCTGGTCAGCGCCGTCGGCGTGGCCGTCACCACGCGCACCATCATCTTCTCCAACATTCCGGTGGCCGATCCTGAGGATGCGGTCGCGAGGATCGAGGAGTTCAACTACCAGAACACGCCGGCCATCATCACTTCGCTCGCCGGCGAGCCGGGCAGCAGCAACGTCGTCGGAGTGCTGGTCTCGACCATCTACGAGATCGACCAGGTGCGCTACAACGAAGGTGCAGTCTCCGGTTCCGAACGAACGCTGACGATGATGATCGACCTGCAGCCGCCCGGACGATCGGCGCGCGGCTCGACCGGCGTCAAGCGCTCGCAGGCCGAGCAGCAGTTCGACAATAATCCGACCGATACGGGCCTGGAGCACGTGGCGACGAATGCGACCATCCCCGAAGAATGGGGACAGGTGTCGCGCTGATCTCGATCTAGATAAGCTGCCTCCGCAGGCCGGAGAGGTCGATTGCGCTTCGGCGCGCTTCTCCGAGATCGGATACGCCATAGTGTCCACTTAAGCGTGGCGGACACTATGCACACCAGCATAGTGTCCGCCACGCTTAAGCCAAACGAACGGTTTCGATCGGCCCGACCGTATTTTCCAGAGCTGTTGTGTCCGGGATTGTCAGACTGGCAAGAGCGCGGCGATGGTCTTCTGATAAAGATAGCGGCAACGCGGGCACGTCAAAACGTGCCCTTTAGCCCGAAGGAGACTGACATTGCCTCGAACGTGGCCCCGGCATAATCCTTGCGGAATTCAATTTCGCCTGTCGCGAAGTTGTGACGTTCCTTGTCCCCGCGGCTGTTAAACACCCGCTCGAACGAACCGGACAGATAAAGCGAAGCACCGGGCGTCACCGCATAGCTGACGGCGACATTGGCGCCGATTGTCGGTGCCGGAGACATGTCATCCGAAAAACGCAGGTTGCGCAGCCAATGGTCGTCGATGCTCTTGATGCCGAAGCTCAGACCGGTCTGAAGGCCGCCGCTGATGGTAAGATCGCCGAGGACGTGTTCGCCGCTCAGGCTGAGGAAGCCCACCGGAATTTTTTGCCGGTAGCTTGCGCCTCTTTCCCAGTCTAGCAATTCCCAACGTTTATCGCGGAACGTTTTCTTCGTAGAGATGCCTGACCCGCCATAGGCGGTCCATTTGACGTCGGTATAGCGCATACCAGCGCCGACCGCGATACTGCTGGTGTCGTTGCCGTAGACGATCCGGTCCAACTCGATCGCTGCGGCGACATAGTGATCGAGTTCGGTAAGCGGGTGGATTGAGCGGTCGCTCCAGTCTTCGCGCTCGATGATCGTCCAGTCGTAGTCAACCAGGTGACCATTGCCGCCGGTGCCGACTTTGACGCTGCCCTTCAAGCTCCAGTCGTTGTCGATCTGCCCGTCGACGCCAACCGTGAAAAGAGTGACTCCTTTACTCTCCCAGTTCAACTGGCTGATCTTGTGGTCGCCGACATAGAAAAATTCCTGCGCCTTTATGTTGGCGAGGCCGATATCGCCGAAAACGACGACGTTGCCATCGTCGGAGGAAAACAGAGCGTTGTCTGCGGCGGCGAATGATGGGGCACCGTACAGAAAACAGGAGATCGCTACGGATCTGATGGAGACGCGCTTCATAGCTGACCGCGTCTTTCGTACAGCGCCTCCGTCTGAGCCTGAGCTTCTTCGCCTCGGATGCCCTTCGTGTCAGACTTGCCCACTTGGCAAGCCGCTGGTGTTGAGGGACCGGTGTCGTCCTGCCGTTGCGAGGCTGGCAGCTTCAACGCCTTTAGGGAATGGAAGTATTCGCAGACCATTTCGTTGTCCTTTGCTAGGAGAGTGATCGATTCGCGGAGACAGTGGAGAGCGCGGCCATTAGGCCTGCCAATGGATAAGCGATAGCTGCGCCGCGCGTGCACGCGATCCAGAGTTCCTTGCCATGGCGCTGAATGCGCTCGGCGCGTTATCTCCTTTTCATAGAAGCGCCACCTACAGAATTCAAACCCGAATCCTTCCATGAATTTGAACCTAGTCTAAATCATAGAGTATAGAACGGCTACGGAACGCTTAGGGGACAAAGCGGGTCCGCCTCCTGCCGTCCATACCACTCCTTCAGAGGCAGCCCATGAACCGCTTCCGCATCGTCGAAGCCACGCTCGCGCGTGAGCTCGCGAAACCCTATGCCTATGGATCGGCCGATTGCTTCATGCTCGGCTGCGCCTTCGTCGACGCGCTGACGGGCTCGGCACTCGCCGACAAGTACCGGGGCGCCTATCGGACGCTCGCCGGTGCGCAGCGGGCGCTGCGCCGGCGGGGGCACACGTCGCCGGTGAGCTTCTTCGCGGCCGAGCTCGGCCAGCAGCCGCAGGGCGGCGCGGAAGCGCGCCTCGGCGATCTCGTCATCCTGAGTCTTGCCGACGGCGCCGAACATGTTGGCGTCTGCCTCGGCGCCCGTTTCGTCACCAAGACCGAACGCGGCCGCAGCGATCACGGCCTCGCCGACGTCATTGCCGCCTTTGATCTCGGATAATTGATCATGGCAATCTTTACAGGTATCGCCACGGCAATCGCCGGCGCGCTGTTCGGCGGCTCTGCGCTCGCCAGCAGCCTGATCGGCGGCGCGCTGGCCTTCGGCGCCAAGTTTGCCGTGGGCAAGCTCACCCAGCAGAAACGGAGCAAGCAGAAGCACACGGCCGTGCAGGGCGAAATTCAGTTCGGCGGCGACGTGCCGGTTGGCACCCTCTACGGCGTTGGCAAGACCAAGGGCCAGCGTGCTTTCTATGCCAAGTGGGACAAGGGCAACAAGCGCAATGCCGAGGTCTTCATCCTCGCCAACGGCTGGTGTGACGGGCTGGAGCCGTACGTCTACATGTATGGCGAGAAATACAATCTCGTGGCGCAGGCGACGATCGGCAACGAGGTCGCGCGTTACGGCGTCCAGGGCTTCATCGACGGCGACGGCAACAGCGCGATCTCGATCCGCTTCTATGACGGCCGCCCGGGCCAGGGTGTCGATCAGCGCCTCGTCGATGTCACGGCCACTCTCGGCAACAAGTGGAAGGCGACCAGCAAGCTTTCGGGCATGTGCTACGTCGTCGTCGAGCGCTACTACCATCTCGAGTTCTTCCGCGACGCCGGCAGAGGCAAGCCGGACATTGACTTCGTGCTGCGCGGGCTTCGCGAATACGACCCGCGTAAGGACTCGACGGTTGCCGGTGGCTCCGGGACGCAGCGGCTCAATACGCCGTCGACCTGGGTGCACACGAAGAACCCGGCCGTGCACCGCCTCAATTATCAGCTGGGCCTTCGCGCGCTCGTCTCCGGCCGCACGCTGATCGGCGAAGGCAAGAGCCTCGGGCAAATTGATCTCGCTACCTATTTCGTGGCGATGAACGTCTGCGACACGCTGCGGGCGAACGGCAAGAAGACCTATGAGTGCTCACTCTTCGTCAGCGGCGACGACGATCACACCGAGGTGCTGAAGCAGTTCGATGACGCGATGGCCGGCTATGGCCTCAATCGTCGCGGTCTCTCCGGCGTCATTCCTGGCGCACCGCAGATCCCGGTCAAGGATCTGACTGCGGCCGACATCCCGATTGACCGCGCCAAGGACGTGCAGTTCCGGCCGTCGGCCTTCGAGCGCTTCAACCATCTTTCCGGCCAGTTCACCTCGATCCAGTCGATGTGGAACCCGGAGAGCCTGAAGCCGGTCTATGTCAATGCGGACATCGCCGCCGACGGCCGCAACCGGCAGACGAGCATCGATTTCCTGCAGGTGACCGATCCGGACATCGCGCAGTATCTGCTCAATATCCGCTATCGGCAGAACCGCATGGGCGGCAAGGCGACGGTTCCCGTCAGCCGTCGCTTTGGCCTGGCGGTGCAGGAAGGCGAATGGATCACCTGGCGCGGCAAGAGCTGGCTGATCAGTGAATGGCGAGCCGACGAGCGGCTGCGCATCACCCTGGTGCTCGCCGAAACCAGCGCGGAGATCTATGACGACGACGGCATCGAGCTCGGCCCAATCATCGTGCCGCCGACGCCGCCGATCAATCCGTCGCTGCTGTCGACCGTGCAGAACTTCAATGTTGCCGTCGGCATGATCAACGGCGCGCAGGGCTATGACACGCCGGCGCTCGTCTTCACCTGGACGCCGCCGGACGATCCGACGGTCACGGCCGTGCGCTTTGTCTATCAGATCGAAGGCACGACAGAGATCTTTGAGGATCAGTGCACCTCACCCGAGGACGGTAGCTTCCGCACCACGAAGAACGTCGTCTCCGGTAAGGTCTACAATGCCCGGGCGACGATCACGACTGTGCNGAGGACGGTAGCTTCCGCACCACGAAGAACGTCGTCTCCGGTAAGGTCTACAATGCCCGGGCGACGATCACGACCGTCCCCGACCGGCTGCGCACCTTTACGCCCTGGATGACGACGGCGCAGCCGACCGGTTTGCAGACGCTGCTGACCGGCTTGAAGGAACTGCAGGACGATGCGCTGAACCGCTTCAAGGAACTACAGCAGGAAATGGACGAGTTCTTCCGGCCGCGCCTGGTCGAGCTGCTGGACGCGTTCTCGCTCGAAGGCGCAGTCGGACAGATCGAGCGCCAGCAGATCGTTGCCACCATAGGTGACGCGCTGGCGCAGATCACCGAGGAGCGCCGGNGTGCTGTCGGACAGATCGAGCGCCAGCAGATCGTTGCCACCATAGGTGACGCGCTGGCGCAGATCACCGAGGAGCGCCGGGTTCGCGTTTCGGAGAACGAGGCGACGGCGCAGCTGCTAAAATATCTGCAGGCGAGCATCGGCACCACAAATGCGCGGCTGATCACCGAGGAGACCGTGCGCGCAACGACGGACAGCGCCCTCGCAAGCTCGATCACGACACTCGACGCCGACGTCGATGGCAACCTCGCCCGCTTGATCGCCGAGGAGACCGCTCGCGCAGATGGCGACGGCGCACTCGCGAGCAGCATCAGCGGCGTGAGCGCTGATTTCAACGGCCGGTTCGCACAAGGGCTGGTGAAGTTCGAGGCGGTCGCGGCGCCGACCGGCGTTGATGCCCGTTTCTCGGTGTTGTTGCGGGCCGGGACCAACCAGAGCTTCAAGGTGTCGGGCTTCTATGTCGAGCTTTACACCGAAGGCGGTGTGCAGAAGTCGCGCATGGCCGTGCAGGCAGATCAGTTCCTCGTCACGTCAGGCAACAGCCGCCACTATCCGCTCGTCTACGAAAACGGTGTCCTGAAGCTGGCCGTTGCCGACATCGGCACGGTCAATGCCGGTCTTCTTCAGTCACTGAACGGCAAAATGAAAATCGACCTCAACAACGGCACGATCGAGATCTTCAGCTGATGACCAGGACAATGATTGGCGTCGACTCGACCGGCGCCGGCTGCATCAAAATCATGAAGAACGACGCCGACAATCCGCGCACCACGCCGGACAGTCAGCGGTCGAAGTTCCTCTATAACTCGAAATACGCTCTGAACGCGTCGATTGCGCATATCGAGCGGATCAATCAAANACGCTCTTCCGATCTTGACTTACAATTTTTACCCGGCAGGGTCGAACGCGTCCAACTATCAGAAGATGGAAGGATCAGGCGGCGGGGAGTCGACATGGCTGTTCCGCAATTCCGCATTCCCGAAATGCAAATACAATATGCCCCTGTTTGACGTGAAAGCCACACGGACGAACACCGGGCGTTTCAACCAGCAGCGAATTCAGCGCCGCTATTCAGGGAAATACTATAACGACCAAGGCGGCTATTTCTTTATGGGGAACTGGTATCAGGCCCCGTGGGTGAAAAACTTTAGCGGCAATGTCAGTCAATGGGGTGCTTTCCCATATGGTACTTACGCCAAAATCACCACGTCAACGAATGACGATGCATACAACCGCTTCTTGTCACGAGACAAGCGGTTGATCGTCTGGAACCTCCCCGGCAATGAAGACCCGTCGCTGGAAGCGCCGCCCTTGGCTCCAAATGGATCGAAGAACATCATTCTGCGATCCGATAAGATGATAATTGCCAAGCCCGGCTACAACGCGGAGACGGCAAACGAATGGCAGGTTTCGTTCGACAGCCGCCGTGTGCCCGTGAAGGTCATTGCCGCTGCGGACATCGCAATTCCTGCCGGTGAATCCTTCTATGAAACTAGCATCACCTTGCCGGCAAACATCGCCCTTGATGTTCATTTTTACGAGGGGTCAACGATCTATTACCCGTTCAATCCGAACATGAGCAACGGCCTGGGTGCGGATTATTGGTTCAGCGGCTCGCGAATTTATTTCAATTCGTCCGATACGATGCGCGCCCGGTTCATGCTCTACCTTGACGCAGGAGACCCGCCGACGAACGGCAGTAACCGCGTGCTAAGGGAATTCACGGAAAGCGGTCAGGACGTTGTGCAGTTCTTGCGCCCCGGTTCAGCCAACCCGCCATCATGGGCGGATATCATCATCGATACGCGCTGGCCTTGTGTGCAAATCATTGCGGAAGGCTATTTCAGTGTTGCGGTAGGCAGCCCGCTCCAAACCGTCATCAACTTTGACGCTTCCGGCATGTTTCCGATGGTCAAATACATGACCAAACACGGAGCGGGGTCGGAAACGAACGTTGGGAGTTGGACCGAATCGATCAAGCTTCCGACCGTTCGTCAACGCGTCTATTCGACCAACAGCAATTTCGAGTGTGGTGATAGTTCTCATTGCCGCCTCACACAGACAAGCGCCACATTTGTCACCCATCGCGGTCAGCCCGGCGACTACTACAACGATGCAGACAATCCCGGCACGTGGCGCACCGAAGGCGCCGATCACGTGCTCGGCATCCGCTACTACATTCTCGGCATTCCAGCTTAGGAACTCCTGACATGACCATACCTTATGTAACCGGCACGGTTTCCGTGACCGCCGGCAGTGCCGTTGTCACCGGCGCCGGGACTGCCTGGGCGACCGCATTGATTGCCGGCGGGATCTTCGGCCTCGACAGCAGCAACGGCAACCCGGTCCCGATCCTCTCGGTCGACAGCAACACGCAGCTGACGCTGGCCAAGCCCTGGCGCGGCACCACGGCGGCCGGGCAGGGCTACTGGATTGTCCGCGACACGGCCTACCTGCAGCAGCAGACCGTCAACGCCCAGGCGCTCTCGACCTATATCCAGCGGCTCGACAATGCGGCGCTAACGGCTTTGGCCGGGCTCGACCCCGCGGCGGACAAGTTCGCCTACTTCACCGGTGCAAACTCGGGCGCGCTGGCGGACATCAAGGCAAAGGGGCGCGACCTGCTTTCGTCGACGGGTGTGCTCGACGCACTGCTGAAGCTTGGTCCTGTATGGGGTGGATCCGTTCGATCCCCTGCGAACAGTGATGTCGGATTGGTCGATGGCGACCTCAACACGATCACCGTTGCCGGCGTTTACACACTCTCGGGGAACTGGGCCAACACCTATGCCGGAGCCGCCTCGGTAGCCACGACAGGCACGCTCGTGGTTCTCCAGCGAAGCGCCAATGCCGTGTTTCAATATTTCTACCGGGACAACAACCAGGTCTTCAGGAGGAACACCGTCAACGGCGGCACAAGCTGGACGGACTGGACGATCGTTGAGCTACCGGTTGTGGGGACCGTATCAAACTCCGCGGGCTTTCCCGCCGGCGCCGTCATTGAACGGGGCAGCAATGCCAATGGGGAGTACGTCAAATTTGCCGACGGCACCATGATTTGCACGTCACCGGAACTTCCCGTCGCCATGACCCAGGCTGCTGGCAACGTTTTTTATTCCAATGCCGTGAGTGCGCCGATGCCGGTGCTTTTCACCGGAATTCAGCCGGTGGGGTTCGGTCACGTTACGACGACAATTAACGCCTGGGTGAACCCCAGAACTGCATTCGGTTCGTGGGTGGGGTCGGCCTACGCCTATGCCTCTCGCACCAGCGACACGATCCGATTTGGTGCCCTTGGAAGGTGGTTCTAATGCAAATCAAGTTCTCTCCCCAACGCCGCGATGACCTCCTGACGGTCACCAAGGCAGGCGACGTTTTCACGATCAACGGTGTGCCGTTCGACTTCTCGACCTTGCCGGACGGTGCGACGATCCCGGCCGGCGAGGTTCCTTGTGAATGGCTTGTCGGCCCCGTTGAACGGATCGCCGGCGAGCTTCACCTCAAGCTCATCCTGCCGCACGGCCCGGGCCCTTCTCAGGCCGTCGCATTTCCTCCGCCACTCATCGACCCGCCCGACGGGATGATTGCATTGCCGGCCGATCCGCAGCCGTCGATCCCTGATCCTGCTGAAGAGGAGCCTGCCAATGTGGACGGTTGACCTATCGAAAGTTGTCACGGCCGAGCAGAAGGCGGCAGAGGCGCGCGCCGCACTGCAGGCGCAGTATTCCGCCGCCATCCAGGCGCATCTCGATGCCAAAGCGCGTGAACGGCAATATGATGGCATCCAGACCGCCATCACCTATCGCGGCGATCCGAACCCGCAGTTCGCAGCCGAGGGCGAGGCGCTCTTCGCCTGGCGATCGGCAGTGTGGACCTATTCCACGGCCGAGCTGGTGAAGGTGCTCGCCGGCGAGCGAGCGCAGCCCAGCGTCGAAGAGTTCATGGCCGAGCTGCCGGCCTTTCAGTGGCCGCCGCAGCTGTAGCGGTTGGGGCTCTCGCCCATTCGGCGACAGCAATCGCTGAACTGAGCAATATGGCTGGCACGGCTAGCGCGGCGAGGAACCTGATCACGCTCTTCCGATGAGCTCGCTTGGGGTCCCACTCGTAAGACATTGTGCTTGCCCTTCATGATCCGACCGACGGCCCCGGCTCAACCATATGGGCACGGTTTCCGTTGCTGGTCGAGTGAATTCCCGCATTCCCGCTAAGACGGGCTTAAATCCCAAACCCAGAGGAAAAATCAGATGGATAGAACCGTGCCCCCCGGCGCGGCGATCCTGCTCGACTTCATCCGTGAAACGGAAGTCGGGCGGAGCGACCGCGCGTCCTATGACGTGATCTACGGCCACAATCAGGCCAAGCTGCCGCAGCCGCTGACGACCATGACCTATGGTGAGATCGTCGATGCGCAGGCGAAGTGGTCCAAGCGGTTCGGCTCCAGCGCGGCCGGCGGCTATCAGTTCATGCGGGCGACGCTGATCGATCTTGCGAAGCAGGTCACGTCAATCAGCGGAAAAGATGTCTTCACGCCCGATCTGCAGGACCGGCTCGCCTACAAGCTGCTCGTGCGGCGCGGCTACCCGGAGTACATCGTTGGTAAGATCAGCCTCGTCCAGTTCGCAGAAAACCTGGCGAAGGAATGGGCTTCCTTTCCGGTTCTCGCCACCACGAAGGGCAGCGAGCGCGCGGTTAGGCGCGGGCAGTCTTATTATGCCGGCGACGGGCTCAACAAGGCGCTGGTGAGGCCGGAGAAGGTCGAGGCGGTGCTGCAAGAGGTGCTTGACGTAGCGCGCCGGCCGCACGAACCGGTAGAGGAGCCGGAAGCTCGTCCCGTGCCTTCGCCCGGTCCGAAGCCGAAAGCGAAGCCGGTGCGCAAGTCCGGCCGGTTCTGGACATGGCTGCTGACGGCCGGCGGCACGATCGTGACCGGGCTTAAAGAACTGAACCTGGTCGTGCTCGACTGGCGTGTGCAGATCGCCATCCTCGTCGTCATCGTCGGTTTCGCTGTCTACGCGATCACCTCCATGCCGGCGGTGCGCGGCGCCCTGGGGCTGAAGTGATGGTCGGCTGGCCGAAGATCCTCGGCGGCGTGCTCGTGCTCGCCGCCATCACCTGGGTCATCGTCGAGATCCGCGAGGACGGTGCCCGATCTATCAAGGACGCGATCGAAAGGCAGAACAATGACGCGGCTTCTCAATCGGACGCTGACCGCAGCGATTATGACCGTGCCTCGATGGGGGCCGCGTATGGGACTTCGGCGCCCGCAAATGTCGCGGGGCTGCGCCGGGGACTGACCTGATCGGCGCGCGCGGCGCGACGCCAGCAGATCAACGGAAGATCGACCGGACAGTCGTCGGCATCTGCGCCGGGGCGGTCTGGACGGAAGGGGAATGCGCTAGACACGGGGAAGGGCGCTGAATGTCGCAGAAATATTCGTCTTTGATCGAGTTGCTCAATGCCTGGTTTGGCGGCGCGGCAACGACCATGATCGGCGCGTTGGTCGGGCGGCTGATGTGGCACACAAATGAGGTCCGGAAGATGCGCCGGAAGTTCTTCGGAAAGGAGCTGCTCTGGGAAATGCCGATCGCCGTCGGCATGGCCTTCATCGGCGAGGCGCTGGCGTCATGGCTGGCGCTGGAGCAACCGATGGCGACGGGCTTGATTGCTGCGCTCGCCTATCTCGGGCCGCGCGGGTCCGAGGTGCTGTTCATCCGGTGGTTTGCGACAAAGGTTGAAAATCGCTAGACGCTTTTGCTGATCGGGCTGATCAGGCTTCGTAGCCGTGCTCCTTTCCGATAGTTGCTAGTGCTGCGAGACCCGTGGCCTCAGTTTCACGGCTTGCAGCAGAGTATCGTTCAGGGGGTCCAGCATGCGATCAAAAGGTTGGGCGCCTTTCTCGACGTCGCTTTATGGTTTACTCGCCATCTCCAAAGGTAGACGCACGAGCGCTGCCCTCGCGCAAAGAGGCGCCGGCGAGAAGCCGGCGCCAACCATTACTTATCGAAATTAGGCCTCGCAGAGATTGCAGTTGTAATTAATAGGCCTTGCCCAGTTTGTAGAGAAAGTTGTCATCGTTGAATGGTACGCCCTTGCCGAACTTATACTCGTTAAGCGCATCTCGCGCTGCCTGCGTCATGGCGTCCCAGCTGATTGCAGGCTGCATCCCGCCAATTGTCCGAGTACCCGACAGTGAAGGGTTGAGTGGAAATGGGTTGCGTTGATAGGCGACCTTCGGATGTGTTCCTCTCATGTGGGGATCTGTGTCCCGGATGTAATGGTCATGGCTCGAGTAGCTGACCGCGATAACGTGTGACTGGCTTTTACAAGCATCGGTCCAAACGACGATATTTTGCCAGCCAGATCGGTGTCCCATGTTGCCGGGCCCATCGACGTTCTGCTCCTTGGGTAAGTACCAAGCGTACATGATGCCGCACCGGTCCCCGAAGAACGTCGCTCTGACGTAGACCTGTCCAATGCTGCGAGCGCAATGGCCGTTCATCGGTCCCGACGGCGCCAGACCACCGCTGACATTCCCATGAGCATCCACGGCGGGGAAAGGGACACAGCCGTTGAAGACCTTGAGATATGGCTGGAAGCTCTTGAGGAAGGCGGAGACGTTCTCCTGAAATCCTTCCACCTTATCGTGATCAATGACGTCAGCCGCGTGCGCCGGCAGCGATAGTCCGCAAACAAAAACGAACATCAACGCGGTTAGCAGCCTTTGCCCATTGAGTGAAGAGACGGGTATCATTTTGTTTCCTTTGCTGCTTTGAACCATTTCGGTCCGCAACATGAATGTCTCAACAGCATGCAAGCCCCGGGGGGCTAAATCGTGCAACATCGTGCTTGGTCGCAGGGGTGAGAGTCAGCGTCACCGACCCTGGCCCGCTACAACGTCGTCGGGTGAACGCCCATGCAGCAAGCTGCATGGGCGGAGCAGGAAAGAGCGGAAGTTCTATTCCTACCTTTCAGAGATTTCGAGCCGTTGGCCATCGACAGCGGCCACAGTGTAGGTTCGCGTCGACCACGCGGCGCCGCCACAAGTTGATCCAAAAATGGAATATGTAAATCTGGTGCCAGGATGTAACCCGCCGAGGTCCATAGGAACACCGTCAGCGGGAGTGAACTGCCGCGTTCCCGTCGGCAAGTAAAAGCGAAAACAACGGGTCACGTTCGTTCGGTTATAAGCCTTTACCATCGAGCAATGTGTACCATTATCATTGCATGGCTGATTTTGCGCAAAGGCAGGTGAGGAGATAGAGGCGGCGCCGAGCGCGACTAAACCTGCAGCGCCCGCAACAAACTGGGACTGTGAAGCGGCGATCGCAGCCAACAGCCCGAGCCCCGCCGCGAGCTTGGAAAACTTCGTCAT